TGTGTTCATCTCGGTCTGATGGTACGTCTTTGTTACGTGAGAAAGAACCTCCTTTTGAAGAGCCGAGCGAAGCGTCATTTCTTCTTTTTTCAATATCACGTGCGTTCTTCCACGATTGGAAAATCGGACTTGTGATAGCTTCTGAGTAGGAAATGCCCTTACCTCTTGCGAGGTCTTTTATTTCGCTTAGCTCTTCTTCGTCGTATTCTTTTTTAAGTAACAATTCTTCTACCTCTTCTCGAGACAATCCTTTGGAAGAATCTTCATCTTTCGACTCAGGTTTCCTTTTGGCTTTCTCGAACAATCTGCGGTATTTAGCAGCTTCAGCTTCTGCTTGCTTTATGCGAGCGTCACTGTCACTACTGTCTTTCTTTGATGTAGATTCTTCTGATTCCTCCGTCGATTCATCAGTGTCCTCTTCATCTTCACTATCAATTTGTTCCTCCAGTTCTTCTTCTGGGTTAGTTTCATTTTTATTCATGGATGATACCAGTTAGTCCTTTTTGTATCGAGAAGAATAACTCGGCTTTTAATAATTTCCAGAACGCTTTGTTGGCTTGGGGGTTGAATACTCGACAATAACCCGTTTGATTGTTTGTCTCATGATGTCCCTAGCTTCCTTATATCCTACCACGTCAAGCCCTTGCATTACTTTAGAGATTATTTCTTCTTCAAGAGTAGACTCAAATGCTGCACGAAGCGCATCTTGTAATCCTTTGTTTTCTGCAAATCTATGAAGTTCTTTTTCCATTATTGTTGCATTGAAGCCATTACCTGTTCAGGAGTGGTTGGTGCTTCGGGAACTTCTTCTCCTGCTGGTTGTTCTTCCATAGCTTTGTCCATTTTTGATTGGGTTTGTGTTGCCCGTGTAACAAGTCCAAGTGACGCTGCACTAATGCCAATTCCTGAAAGCTCTACCACCCGTGAGAAAATCTTAGCAAGGCTTGGGTCGGTAAGAACCTGTGGAGCTTGTCCAACAATGGTGAGAATGTTTGCAAGGCTTTCAAGTACCACCGCTTTGTTTTTGTTTTCGTTCGTGATGACAAGCGACATCTTTGTCTTTGCGTTCTTGAAGTAATCCTTTGGAATATCAATAAATCTTTTCTCTCCTGTTGCGGTGAGGATTTGTGCGTAGTTATCTATATACTCTTGGTACTCCTCTGCGGTAACAATTCTTTCTTTCTTGTTTGAGAGGACAAGCTCTTTGGCTCGTCTGTTCGCTCTAAAGCGTGAGAAGGATTCGTCAATTGTTCTAAGTTCCTCTGGGTTGAAATCGCTTGCAAGGATGTGCGCCCGTGTAATCTTTTTTGTAAGCCACGGCATAATCCAGTCATTGAAGACCTCTCTCCAAAAGATTCCAGCTTCTTCCATCCGATAGAGGAAGTACGACGTACCCTCTTGGTTCTGCATAGCTACGCTTCTAAATGGTGTGTTAGAGGGCATTGTCTGACCTGTCACAGCTTCATAGGTGCTTGATACTCGTTCGTACTGTGAGTCCCACTGGTCAATCAAGTTCTGGTACATTGGGAGTGAAGCGGGTGTGAGGTTCAAGAGGTTCATATCTTCTCCCGCACCAAGCTCAAAGATTTGTCCGTTCTCAACATCAGTGAAGAGGTTATCGGCAAGACTCATTGCATTTGTTTTAAGAACAACCTTACCTGCAAGTTCCATTGCATTCTTCTGGTTAATGACAGCGTCGTTAGTCCAGACCTGTGCTTGGAATCCGTCTTCTACAATTCCCCAACCAAGACTTCTTCCTGGAACACTATCCCACGCAAGATACTTGTATGGTGAAGGCATCTCGTCAGAGTAGAGAAGCACATCTCCTGCGAAGTAATACACCTGTTCGGTGTAGGTGTACTCGTCATCTTCTTCTATCTTTTCTCCCCGTGCATCTTTAAGATACGCAATCGGAAACTCTCCGTGAAGTTCCCACACTTCTGTCCTATCACTCGAAGCTCTGTTGCGGATACTCTTTCCTGCTCGCCTTTCTTTTCCTGCTTGAGCAATTGCTTCGTCAATGTTTTCCCACACACCTCGTTTCTTGTTTAACTCAGACGGTGAAAGGTAATGGAGTTCTGCTATCGCACCACCCTCAATGTTGATTTGGTCGGTAACAAGTTTGTTCCACTCAACAACATTGATGTTGAGCTTATCGTTGCTTTCTTTTTTCTTGAGAACGACACCTCCGTATTTAGCCCGTGCTACACCAAACTGATTTAGGGTCTTTGAGAGGTTTGCTTCCTTCATCCACTGGTAGAGTTCTTTCTGGTAAAGCATTGGGAGTACCGTATCTTCTGTGTCAGCGTCTAACTGGAAGTTCTGCATATCGAGGTCGGTTGCTCGGACAGCAACATTCACTCGGAACTTAGAGATATTATAAAAAGGTTTGTCACGTCTGTAGATGTCTTCGTTCCCCTCAAGGTAACGAGAGTTGGAATAATACTCTACGGTTCGTAAGGTTTGATACTGGGAATAATCCAGACCATCCATGATGTCTATGGTGTCTGTTTGGTATGAGGAAATAAAACTTTTAAGTTCTGCGAGGGCGAGGTTGTTTGGGCGTGTGTTCGTGGCTTTCATATATGGCTAAAGTATATCACGCCTACCTTGCGTGATTGATAGTAAGTTTGCGCCTGTTTGAGTAGAGCCTTCTCATTCTTCTTTCCATTCTACTTTCGGTGTCTACGTGAGGTTTAATATCACGCAAAGAATATGTGGAAGCGTCAATGAGGTGGTTATGCCTGTCAATTGGTACACCAAGAGGGTTGCCATCTCTATCCTCACGCCACGCATAGTTCTCAAACTCTCTCCACAGGTTATGACTTCGTTCTGTTACAGAGATTTGTAATGCACCCATCATCTTAATTCCTGCGTCTACGCTCCCTGGACCCTTCTCTGCTCCGAGCACATTGAGTCCGTAGGATTGGAGTTCTTCAACTGATTTGGGTTCTGCTGAATCCGCAATAACAAGAGCTATTCTCTTGCCAAGATAGTTTTTAATAATACTTGCCGCTTGGTCGTTGCTTATCTTTTGTGAGTAAGCAACCTCATCAAGAATGTATCCACCCTGATGTCGGTACACCGCAACGATAGCAAGAGGGTCGGGGAACCACCCCCAGTCCACACCTATACGTTCGAGCTTTGCTTCAAAAGGAACTTCGGGTATACGCCTCCACCCTGTAAATATCTTTCCACGTACAACTTCAGGGGAAAGTCCTAGAATGGTTTGGTAGTAGTAGTCAGGTTTTGTTTCTTTGTATTCTTCGTACCGAGCAATCGTACTGTCATCAAGGTTTGTTTTGTTGTCGGTGTAGTTTGTTCTTATGTAGAGGGTGTCTTTCTCCCGTTCTTTTTTGAGAGTTGGAACATAGAAGTCATCTACCTCGGAATCTTTGAGGTCAAAGAATCGTTCGATTATCCAATGGTTCTTTGCTGGGGTGTTAAGGGTAAGGATAATGGTGATAGTACCCTTTGTGGTACGGAGAGAGTCATCAAGTTTCATAAACTCCCCCTCACTGATTTCTTCTGCTTCTTCAATCCATACGGTGTTGTATGACGCAAGGGATTTAAGTTTTGCAGAGTTAGAACCAGAGGAGGCTTTGAACCCATGAGCTTGGAGAAGATTCTTCCCACGCTTCATTGTCATAGCGTTTTCTTTAATATCTACCGCTTCACGTAAGTCCATTTCATCTAAGCGGTCTACGAGTTCTGACCACACAGAGGGGCGAATATCTGTTTGAACACTTCTCATAATAGCTGCACGTAAGTAGTCGTGAGCAAAGAGTTTTGTTATGAGGAGTTGAGATGCTGCGGTACTACGACCACCACCTCGACCTCCCATAATGATTACGTACCGTCGTGAGTCTTCACCTGAGGTGTGTTTCCAGAGAGGAAGATAGGGCTTTCTAATCTCAAGTTTTACTTTCGACATTACCTTTAGTGTACTACATACGTGGTATAATGGTACTACTACGTATGAGTTTATTGAAGGAAATACAAAAACTTGACGCAAAGAAAAGCCAACCTGGAACGGTTGCACTTTCACGTGCAGTAAATGAGAAATACAAGGACACAGGTACGTATGGAATATACACCCCACGCCTTACAAGGAATGGGGATAAGGTTTCAGTGCACACAGAGGGGAGAGCGTGGGATTGCAAATGTAATGTTCTTACACAGAAAGAAACAGGAGACGAGATATTTAATCTGTTGATTGAAAAACAAACCCAACTTGGAATAGAAAAAGTTATATGGGATGGAAAGGTTTGGGAAGGAGGAGATGTCAAGAACTACACAGGGGTAAATCCCCACACAAATCATTTACATATTGAACAGAGTGTCGAGAAATCCCACTCTTTAACATATAGGGAAATCAAGGAAATACTAGGTTGAAGTTCCTATATACAGGAAAAGCTAGGAATGACAAAAGTAAGGCTAAGGTAAGCGGTCACCATTTTACGTTTTTACTACTTTTAGAGCAAAACTACTACAAAAAGAGGAGAAAGTGCGTAAAAGGGTATAAAAAAAAGTATAAAGGTGTTGATATTGAAAAAAAAGTTGGAGGTGTGATATATACACACAACACACGAAACCTTTAAGGGTACGGGGGGGGATACGCTTCTCATATACCCCTCACGCACTCTACAAGCCCCATACACGCACGATACCCCCCACACACGCTACATTGTTCACGTAGAGGAGTAACGTCTCTTACAATGCAATTTTAAGCCTTACAGCGTGTATTGGTGTATGTATGTATAGATTGGTACTTAGAATAATAAGAAACAAGGGCTTGAACCCTTGTCTTTTTGTGTTTGAACCTTATTGTTGCGTGATTGTAGGGGCGTGAAAGTGTGATTGGTGTGTGAGGTCTCGCTCTCGCGCGTGTCTCTCTTGTGTCACTTCTTGCTCTTTAGCGTCTCGCGAGCGTCTCGCTCGGATGAGTTCTTGCTCTCGCTCGTGTGTGTTACTTACTATCCTTTTGAATAGCGATATCAATACCAGTTACTTGCATTGTTACATTAGTGTCATTACGCTCGGACATGCCGTGGTTACTACTTAACATAAGCTTGGCAATAGTACTATTATAGTCATTGCTTAATCCCTTTGATATAAGCCGTTCTTTTTGCTTATTAGTTATCTTTTCTAATGATTGTTTGAAGAGCGGGTATTTCTCACGCCATGTATACAATGTAAATAAAGGGATGTCAAGGTATAGACTGAAGCCCTCTATTGTTGGAAGCTTCACTTTTAGCTTTGTTTCGTAGCCTTTGTATCCTGTTATAGGGTTTTCTGTTTTGATTGTGGCCGTTTCTTCATCCTCACAAGCAATGAGATACTCGTTTACTTTTTCATTATACTCCTCCTTGTAGGTTGTGGGTCTACCTATGTTTTTATTAATGGGATTTATTGACATTATAGTAATGTTATGGTGTAGCTATGTTTGTATTATAAAAGGCTTGACATTCTAGGTGGGTATGATAAGGTGTAGACAGGTAGAGGAAAAGAATTACTAGAGTTACAGGTACATTATAGCATATTGACAATGAAAACACCGACAATGAAGTGGAGCAATGCACTAGGTTTTTACACCTTCGATGCAAAGCGACACGCAAGAGAAGCACGCAGGGCGCGCAAGCAGTTAAAAGAGAAAAAGCGCAAAGCGATATTAAAAGCAATGAGTAAAGTATAGCGCATACGTAGCAGGGCTTATGAGCCTTGCAACGTGCTCACTAACAACGGGGCACATATTACAAGCATAGTAAATCATAGATATGAAAACATACATCATCATCAACGGGCAAGAATTAAACTTTATAGTAAAAGAAACACTAGAGGACGCGGTCACTTATTGTCAAAACTTTTGTGACCACAGTAACGAGGTAATTGTTAGGGAGTACACAAGCATAAACGAGTTTTCAGGTGCACGGCTACAACCTGCAAACGTGGAGCAAGCCATAAACAATAGAAAACTACAAAGGCATGGGTATGACCACAGAGACATGGAATAGCGCATACGTAGCA